GCAGACGCCTCATAAGCGGGACGGCAAATAAACTGTGCCGTATTTTGTGCCTACACAAACCGTTTTTGTTCTCGTTTCCTGCATTTGGCGCGCTTGATTTGTTCTAATCTCAATCTAACAAAATCAGAGACTTAATGGCAGGAGTGACCGGGATCGAACCGATAACCCCCGGTTTTGGAGACGTGGATTTTCGGTTCTAATTGCTTGATATTAAACGCTGTTATTTTTGCTGTGCCTAGATTTGTGCCTTGGCGTTCATTGCTGCTTCGGCTTCTTCGGCGGTCATGAAACTCAGGTAAATTTCCGTTGTCTTTACGCTTGTGTGTCCAAGGTATTTCGATAGCCCATAGATGGACATACGACCGCTTCTAAGCGCCTCAACGGCAAACAGGTGCCTCAGGTCGTGAAAACGGAAACGAGCAAATCCTGACTGTCCTGCGGCCTTGCGACGATAGCGAGTAAAGTCTGACTTGACGTTGGTGAACGGTTCGCCGCTTGGCTGGCAAAAGATTAATTTGCTTTCCAGTGTTCTAGGCTGGATTGCGAATAGTTGAATAGCCTCTTGCGATAAGGCTATGACGCGGCGCTTGCGTCCTTTACCGATAATTTCCAGCGTACCGGCTTTGGCGTTAAAGTCTTGCCATTTGGCTGTGACCAGTTCGTTTTGACGGCAGCCTGTCAACCATGCGGCTTTTACCAATGCGCCAAAGCGTACCGGCGCTGCGTCAATAACCATTTCGATTGAAGCGGCTTCTGGCAGCATAATCGGGTCGCGGCGTTCTTTAATGAGGCGGCGCTTGGATAGGGTAGGGTTGCCCTCACGCCATCCTCTAGCCTCGGCATATTCGAGTACGCGGGACAGGGCGGTAAGGTCACGATGGATTGTTGCGGCGCTGGCGCCATTGCGCCGACGGGCCTCCATAATCTCAGCGATTAGTGCGCCGTCAATCTGGTCTATCTTTTTGCCAAGCAACCAAGGTTCAAGCATTTTGAGTGAGGTTGCGTACCGAGAGGCGGTAGTCTCGCCGATTTGGCCGACTGCATGTTGTGACCAAGCAATTATCGTTTCCACATAGGTTATGGCGCTGCCGATGTTGTTGGCCTTTAATCTTAGTTCTTCGATGCGTTTTGCGGCAATTTTCCGCGCAGTCGCAAGAGTGCTTGTTCGTAAAGATTGTCTGTACTGGACGCCGTTAATCGTCGCTTTAAGCCAATAGATTTGGCCTCTCTTGTAGAGATTTGACATGGTGGCTTAGCCTCCTGCTGGCGCAGAAAATTGTTGAGTTTGTTAACGTCGAAAGTCCATACCTTACCGATACGCGCGGCACTAGGCAACTGGCCGCGCGCAGCCATAGATTGAACCTGTCTTATCGACACGCCCAACAAACTGGCGGCTTCTCTTACTTGTATGCGATTAGTCATGGGTTACGTTGCGTTGAGTTGCAAAGAGATGCGGCGCGTAGCGCAGCGTTGCGATGCAGATAAATTGACAAAAGAAACGTCGAGTTGAGTTGCGCAGAGATGCGGAGAGACGCGCCGAGAAGCGGGGCGCCGCGAAGCGTAGATAAATTGACAAAAGAAACGTCGAGTTGCTTTGAGACGCGCCGAGAAGCGGGGCGGGGCGTGAAGCCGAGGTGCGCTGATTAACTGAAAATTCATTTAAACATTTCCTAAAAGATTAGGCGTTGAGTTGCGAGGAGTTGCGTGGCGTTGCGTTGCGATGCGCGGCGGGGTTAACTGGTATTATTCATTTGAATATTTCCTAAAAGACTTTGCGTTGCGTTGCGTCGAGGCGAGTAGCGCTGCGGGGCGGGGCGTGGTTAAACCTTATCAGCGATAAACGCTTGAAGCGTTTCCTTCACTGGCAACTCTGACGAACGGCCAGAAGCAGCCGTTGCAATTTGCTGCAACTTACCCTTGTTTGCCATGTAGGCGACTGCGCCAAAAAAGCTTGACTTGATGACATGGCTAATCTGTGCGTGATTACTCATGCCAGTAAAGTTCTCTACGCAGGATAGTTTCTTGACTGAACGCTTGGCGTGACGGCGCGCTTTGCGAATATCCTTGTCGCATGTCGCAATCTCTTCGTCTGCCATACGTTTGATGCCAATGCCGCGAACGCTATCAAATGCTCGGCGGTCTTCATTTAAAATGATACGCTTGGCGCTTTGTAGGACGCCTGACGTTGACGTTATCTTCATTCCAGTAAGGCGAGACAGTTCGCCGTATGTAATCTCTTCGCCAACCTTGGCGTCTAAAAGGCGCTTGATGATAGCCTGAGTTTCAAATTTTCTGTCTTTGACGATTTGCATTTTTTTCTCCTGTAATGAACTTAGCGTTGCGTTGAGTTGCGCGGAGATGCGGAGAGCAGCGTCGCGTAGCGCGGCGATGGAATACTCCATCACGAAAAGCACAATATGCCCTTGGTGATGGAGGGGGAGGTTAGGGCCTCCCCCCGTCGAGTTGCGTTGCGTTGAGCTGCGGTGAGCAGCGTGGCGACGAGTTGCGCCGTTAACCTAAATCTTGATACTCAAACTTTGTTGGACGGAAGCGTCCGTTCATTCCTCCGTTTTCTGGACGGAAGCGACCAACGCCTGTAAAACGTCCTGCCTCCAAGACAAACCGTTCAAAAACCTCCTTAGTGATTACGTCATCAAGGATTGCGAATTGAACATCTGCTTTCCAATTTGCAATAACTGGAAATGTGCGCTTGACACGCTTGCCAGAGCCACGAACGCCGTCAGAGTTGGCGTTGATGGTCACTGACGGGACGGTGTCTTTGTGCCAGCCTTCAAGGCGCACGTCTTCAAGGCATTGAACGCCGCCAACAAAGTGCTTTGTGTATGTGGCTTTGCCTTTGCCTGGGATTTGTTCACCAAGGCGCTTTGCAACTGTATCAAGGCATTGCTTGAACGCCATTGCCGGGATGGTGATTGTCCCGTCTTCTGCGGCTGTGCATTTCTCACGCCACGTTCTTTCCTCATAATCTCCCGCAGCCTCCTTTGCCAACTTTGGCGTGTCGTGCATACGCGACTGCGAATAAGGTGAAATGCTTTCAATGGTAACGATTGCTATCTTAGGCATTGCCATGTCTCCTGTCTGGCGTAGTGGAAAGAAAGGCTCGTAAGCCTTTCCTAATCTCCTGCGTGATACTTCCGCGACGTTTTTAAAAAGGAATGTCGTCCGAAAGTTCTTCCGCCAAAGGGACGCTGCGCTTTGTCGGCGCTAGTCCTGACTGCTGCTCCACGGCTTTGAGAGTGCCAGTGAAGAAACGGCGACCGTTCTTTTCCTTGGCCCATATGTTCATGTAAAACTCATAGCCGTTCTCATCGGTGAGCTTCCCGGTGAGGTCAGGGTGAGTGTCCTTTTCCTTGCGGTCATTCTTGGAAAAGATGAACGAGCCTTTGTTGTCGTAGTCTGCCATCAATCAACCTTTCATATATTTCTTGCGAAGCAACGCTTCTGTTTCGTCAAGCTCGGCAAGAAACTTCAATGTCTCTTGTTCAAGCTCTGCAATCATGTCGTTGTTCCGCTCGACACGGATAACGAGCAATCGCATTTCTTCCGGCAAACGTGGGTCGTATGCCGCAAAGTCACACCAATGGCGGTCACAACATGCTAACTGCCATTGAATTTGTTTCATGTAGTTGGCGGGAATTTTTTCTGTTTCCAGATATTCCAGCATTGTCGATGTGTTGGGACACTTAATTTCAAGCATCCCGTCATCGCCAATAAGACCGTCAGGGCTTGCTCCTGCGTTCTCAATTAGAGGATGAACGACAAAGCCTGTCTCAACGACTTCGTTGTTTGTGTAAAAACTATATGCTTCGCGCGCGTAAGGCTCTTGGTCATTACCCCATTGCATAGCGGGGCTTTTATAAGTGTCTTGTTGAGCGCCTGTTAAACGCTCAATAAGCTTCTCTGCCTTGTAGGTTGCGCGCGTCGCGCCATAACCTGCCTTCGTCTTCGCAGTCATGTCTCCCATGCGCGAAGCGGTCACTTTGCCAAGCCTCTGCTTGAACCAAAGCTCTGTGCCTTGAACGATGTCAGCCATCGACTGCATCCTTCTTTATCTTGGCGAGCTTTGTGTTAAGCGCGGTAAGGGCCTGCTTGTAACCTTTGCTATCAAGCTCCGTCAGCGCAGGAACCATCATATATTTAAGGAATGGGCCTTCCTTAGTTTCCGTCTTGGTCATCAAGTCTTGCAACTCAATGATTTGCTCTGCGGTAATTGGCTCGGAAGGCTCTTCTTGCTCGAATTGCGGCGCGCTTGTCCCGTCGAATTCTTCTGCAAGGTAAAGACCGCCAAGCAAGTCAGCAAAGCCGTCACGCAAAGCAAAAGCGCGGGCGCGCATAGTCAGCATACGGTCAGGATATTGCGACCAAGGACCGCCTTTACCCCACAAGCCTGCTTTCTTTGCGTCCATTGCGCTGAACTGGCGATGAATTAACTCTGGCCCGCGCTGTGCTTCACAATGCGCAACGCGCTTATCGCCTTCGCCTTCAAGCCATTCTTTAACATAAGTGGCTTTGCCGGATGCACGAACGATAGCAAGTGCAGCCTCGCCCATGATAAGGGCGCGACCGTTGACGACAGGGATTTTCTCCAATGATTGAAAAGGAGCAAGTCCTACTTCCATCCCGCGCATAATTGAAATCATAACTTGCGCTGGCGTATTCATACCCTTTGGAGCCATGCCAGCTTTGAATATCATTTCAGCAAGCTGCGCTGTTTCAGCAACGGTTTGCGGGATGATTGCGCTTATCTTTCGCGGCGCTGCGAGAACAACATCATTCATTGTTAGCGGTGCTTTCAGTTGCAGGAATTATTTGTAAGCCTTCAACAAGGTCAGCGAATTGTTTCGCAGGCAAAGAAACCGTTAGGCAGTTTCCTGTTTGAGCCTTGTTAAAAATGATGACGACGGTGCCTCCGACATCGAAGCCCGTCACTCTGGCGTCAGCGCCAAAGCTGATTTGAAGGGGGGAAATAATATCCAATTTGTCCTCTGTGCTGGCGGGTTGAACGAAGCAGACCCTATTCCAACACAGTTGGTAATGCAATAGAGAAATCATATACAGTTGGAAAATATATAATTGAGTAATGAAATTCTAGCTGAAAACTTAGGCTTGATGTTTGATAAATAACATTTTAAGTGACGTCGCTGTTTCCAACTTATATGTAAGGTGTTCCGTTGGGTAAGAATAAACAATTACGCAATCTTGCAATGCAATTAGCCTCGCAATTGCCCGACGAGCCTGCGGATTTATATCTAGTAATAGATTTAATGAGGGAGTTGGCAGACTATTGGTTGTATTGCGGGCGTATGTTATACCCGCAAGGTAGTGTCCCTGTAACGGAAGCTTATTTAGATGAACGCTTGCGCGAGGTTGAGGCGCGAGCGGCTAGGGCGGCGTCTTTGTCAGAGGCCGCTGACGATGAAGCTTCTTCTGTTAATAATGTCATCAAGTTTGCTGGCAAGCCCGAAAGGTCGCCGCGATAAATAAAGTCTAGGCCTGCTCCTGTTACTGAGCATATTTTCATGCCGTAACCTACTGGCATAAGAGCAAGGCCTCGTTCCCAATTATTATATTGAGATACCTCTGCTCCTATAAGAGCGGCCATGGCGGTCTGCGTCTTTATTCCTCTGGCTTTTCTAAGGAATGTCAGACGTTTACCTATGTCTGGAAATGTCGATTTACTCATTACTCTACTATGCTCCGTATGTGCTACTGGCGGTCAGCAACACGGTCCATGGAATGTGTAAATAAACCAATTATTAATTATTGCAACTGGCTACGGTTGACATAGTTCAAAATATTTGGATGGCAATATGGGGAAAATACGCATTGACTAATTCCAACACAGTTGGTAATTCGGTCATATGGCTAAAAAACTCCATACCGTTGACGAAGTTGTTTCCGCGTTAGGCGGGCGCACTGCCGTCGCTAAACTATTTAATCGTGGCGCCACTGCTATCGACCATTGGCTAACCAGTGGTGTCATACCATGTCACGCTTATCCCGAAGTCTTAGACGCTCTTGCTTCTGTCAATAAGACAGTTGGCGTCGAGTTGTTCCAGTGGGGCCGCGCTGCACAACGCCGTTCCAATCGGATGAACGCGGCGTGAGTGCTGTTACTTATAACAACAATAGTAAGTTCGATATTCAGTTAAGCGATGCACTTATAGACGAGCGCAGGCTTGGCGAAGTCTTTTCAATGAAGCGCATTAATCGCGTGGAGTTAAAGACAGAAGAATGGCAATGGGAAAAGACGGGAAATATTTGCGTTGAATTTCGTTGGCGCGGCGCGCCTTCTGGAATTGCAATAACAGAAGCAGATTATTGGGTCCATGAATTGACGCGCGATGGCGTGTCTCTTGGCTATCTCATGTTTCCTATTGAGCGTTTCAAAGAAATCTGTCGTGAAGCTTACAAAGCAGGCAAAGTTCGTTTTGGTGTTGGCGATAACGGCAATTCGGATGTCATCCTTTTGAAGTTATCGGACATAATAGGATGAGCAATCCTCAATTAATCTTTTTTACTATTCCCGGCGAGCCTGTCCCTTTTGCAAGGGCTGGCGCGTTTGGAAAAAGACGTTTCACGCCTCGTAAGCAAAGCGATTTTATGGGCGTTGTGAAGCTGTATGCGCAGCAAGCAATGATGGGTAACGCGCCGTTAGAAGGCCCGCTGCGTATCAATTTGTGCGCGACCTATCTGCACCCTCAATCATGGAGTGAAAAGAAAAAAGCAAAGACATTTTGGAAGCAGTCAAAGCCTGACGCCGACAACATTTACAAACTGTTTGCTGATGCCGCTGAGAAAATAATTTTCTTAAACGATAGTCAGATTTGTGAAGTCAATGTCAGCAAAGTTTACGGACCAATTGCAAAATTAACCGCAGAAATATCGGAGTTAAAAGATGACCGCCAGCATCGTAACATTTCCCTATAATCCAAAGGGAAGAATGACAAAATTGGATTATATAAATCATATGAAAGCCGTTTGGCGTCGTATGGGAATGATACAATCCACGCCGCTTGTTGTTATTCCTGAGAAGGTAAAGCCTACAACCGTCATCGACGCAAACCTTCCTATTCCCATTGAAATTTCGCCTTTGGAATTAGAACGCCGCCGAATTGAAAATTGTTTTCGGGCTGCGTTGAAAGTCAAGGTTGAACCAAGAAGAATAAGGAAATTGGAAATGGTTGAGGAAGCTGACGGCTTAGACATTACTTATATCGCTGGCATTATGCGCAAGCCTAAGAAAATGGAAATTGTGCGCATTGTCTCGCATTATTTCCGTGAGGGCATATCTGATATTTTATCGGATAGCCGAAAAGCCAACCATGTCTTCGCCCGCCATAGCTGCATGTATCTGATGCGCAAGGTTAGCGAGATGACTTATCCTCAAATTGGCCGCGAGTTTGGCAAAGACCATACGACCGTCATCAACGCCATCAACCGGGTTGAGTTGATTGCCAAGGCTGACCCTGAGTTTCGTGAGGCCCTTTGCTTCATCATGAACAAGATAATCGAAAGCTGTAACGCCGCTTCCGTCACATCTCAACAATATTGGGGGGCGTGATGAAACATTCACTTACACAAGCTTTGACTGCCGTTCGCAAAGCCAAGCATGACCAACATAGCGGTCATGTCACTGGTTCAAAGAGCGAGCGTGAGTATGTCGAGGATGTTCTTGCAACTGTCGAGTTCTGGTTAGAGCGCGCAATTGAGAGGAACAAAGAGGCCAAAGGAGACTACCGCCAATGACTAGGTTTTTTGCTACCGCCGTTGATGACGCGCGGTTTTACGAGGTCGAGTGTTCTGTCTGTCATTCCAAGTCGAAGGTTAAAAAGATTTGGCATGGAACGCATTACACGACGATGCAGGTGACGTTGATGCTCCGCCAATGGGGTTGGCATATCGCAGGCAAGCCATTTGGCGATGTCTGTCGAAACTGCCTGCGCTTTGAAGCTCATCGTCCATCTAATGACCAACATAAAACGGAGACTATTAAAATGACTGTATCAAAAGTTGCGCCTAAGATTACTCCTGCGATTAACGTAACGCCTGCCGCGCCTGTTGCGCCTGTCGTTCCTTTTAACAAGCCTCCGGAGATTACCCGCGAGGCTCGTCGCAAGATATTTTCTTCGATTGATTTTAATTACGACCCTGCGACGGGTTCTTACACCAACGGCAAGACTGACGCGATTATAGCCAAAGAGCTTAATCTGCCGATTGCTTGGGTTAAGCTTATTCGTGACGAGGCGTTTGGGCCGGAAGGCGCTGATGACCAAACTGTCAAGCTGATTGCGGAAGCCAAAGAGCTTTTGTCGAAGTCTGACACGGACGCCAAGGTTTTATTGCTGGCTCATACTGAGTTGGTCGAGCGCATGAAGAAGCTCGAAGACCAGATTGAGAAGCTGTCGAAGCTCTATCGTTAAGGGGCTTTCGATGGCGAAGGGTAACATTTTCTTTTTTGTCCCGCATAACTTGCGCGCTGTCTATGAGGCTGTCGGTTGGCAGTATGTGGGCAAGGATGACGGTTACTCGGCGCAATACATATGGGGCGGCGAAGGCCGTCCCGTATTTCCTGACACGCCTGAGACGCGCGCCCATGCTGTCGCTGAGTTCGACGCTGTGTGGCCGGGAAGTGACCTTGATGTCTGACGCGGTGCGTTTAGACGCGCGCATTTCTGAACAGAATATGACGGGCGAGAGAGGCGTTGACGCGCCTATTCCCGCCCTGACCACAAACGACAAGGCAAGTGTCAATCATGGCTGACCAAGAAATAGCAAAACGCTATCCATATTTCCAGTTTTATCCATCAGATTGGCGCGGCGACCCTGCGTTACGCCTATGTTCTTTAGAGGCGCGCGGCCTTTGGATAGAGATGCTTTGCATCATGCACGAAGCCGAGCCTTACGGTCATTTGATTGTTAAAGGGCAGCCGATTGACGAGAAGCAACTCGCAATAATGGTTGGAATTTCAAAAATTTCTGTAAAAAAATTGCTAAAAATCTTAGAAAATTCTGGAGTTTTTTCAAAACGGAATGACGGAATTATTTACAGTCGCAAGATGGTCCGTGATTTTGCAAATCGTTGTAATAACAAGAAAAACGGTTCTCTTGGTGGCAATCCAAGCCTTAAAACGGTTAACCCCCCGGTTAAGGGGGGGGTTAAGCCCCATATACCAGATACCATATACCAGATACCAGAAGTATTAGATAAATCTAATACTAAGCGCGCGGGGCGCGCTGCGTCTGCCGAAGAAGTCAGGTCTGAATTACTGACAGTCCTTCCTGCCGAAATGGCGGAAGCTTTAATCCAACATCGAAGAGCCAAAAAAGCCGCGCTGACGCCCATGGCTGCGAAGCTTTTGGTTAAGGCGTTTACTGAACACGGCAACCCTGTCGCTGCCGTTGAGGCAATGATTGCTAACGGCTGGCAGGGCTTCAAGCCGGAATGGCTGGCGCCATCGCGCAGCAATCCCGCCAAGCAAAAAATCTCCGCAATAACCGAAGCAATTTTACTTATGGATGACGACTATGGACAATCAGAAACGCATACGGTCAGCGCTAGTTCACTTGTTCAACAAATTCCCCGCCTCATCAGCAATGGGTCGTGAAGACCTTGTGGCGAGGATTAAGGATTACTGCGAGACTATGGGTAGTACTGATGCCCTAGACGTAGAACATGCCTGTAATCGCCTTGCGAAGGCCAACAGCGCGTTTATTCCATCGGCTGGCCAGGTATATAGCGCGGCGCAGGAAAACGCAGCCAAGAGGCGCGAGAGGCTTTTAGAGACTATTCCTCGTTTACCGCGCTACGAGCAGCCTGAGGAAAAGCGGGAGGAAATGAAGAGGCGCTTCCAAGCGTTGTCGGATGAACTGCAAAGCGGAAAGAGTTTTAACCCTGAGTATGGACTTGTTTCGAAAGGGACAAAGATTGAAAGGCCGATTGTCCATCGGGTTGTGCCGCCGTCCTGGCTTGAAAGATGGGAACGCGAGAATGGCCGTCCTTACTATGGTTTAAAACGGGATGACTTTTGATGGACGTTATCGGGCGCGTCACCACATTTGATGACTTGCGGGCTATCATTGATGCCTATCGCAAGTCTCTCGGCATTACCTTGCTAGAGCTAGATGACAAGTCAGGCGTCCAGCATGGTTACAGTTCAAAGCTGGCCTGCGGCATAAAAAACTATGGCAACATTTCCCTGCCGTGTATAATGGGTGCCCTTGGCCTGGAATTAATAATTGTGCGCGCTGCAAGCGGGCATAAGCAGGACGGTGTTAATTCAAAAACTTATATCGAAAACTATAAGCGCGTGAGAAAAAAAGTCGCGCGTCTTGGGGCCATTGCCGCGAATAATAAGAAGACTGCGGAAGAGCGGCGCAAGTCAGCGCGCAAGGCCGCAACGGCGCGATGGGCTAAGTATCGCCAAGCACAAAAGAAGATGCGGAAAGCTGCCGAAAGAAAGGCGCAAGGGTCTTTATTTTAGGACCAATTTAGTTGAAGACATTACCGGGGCCATTGGCCTGCTTCGTAGTCTCCCGCCGTTTAAGGCGCTCTAGCGAGGCGCGGCGACCTTCTGGCGGGGGTCGCCGCCACAATTATCACTGACAGCTCGTCGTCGTCACGCCAATTGATGAGCCTTGGCTCCAACAATTCTTATTATTCGAGTGATAGGTTGAGCCGAATTCACTATCCTGACGCCAACCATAAGTGCCGTTTCGATTAGAGAATGTTGTCATGCCGCCGCCGTCATATGACATGCCAGATTGCGCGTCATTGTAACCCCAATTTTCTGCAAGAGCCGGGGCGCGGCCAAGTAAAACAATAGCGCAAACGAGGGCAAAGCGTGTTTTGGTTTTCATTTGAATTATCCTTTAACAGATTTTAGGGGCTGACGGTCGCAAGTTGGAAACGACCGTCGATTTTTCGCCAAGCTTTAAGCCTCGGCTGCGTCTTCTGAGTAGGCGCTTTCAATGCGGTCATTAGTGACGCAGCAATAAAGCCAAGGGTCTTCCCAATTGACTTCAATTGCTTCAATGCTTGCGTCGCATTGTCGGCCTTCTCTATGGGCGGTGATAATGTCGCGCCATATCTCGCGGGCGCCTTTGATTGAAAGCGCCTCGCCTTGTCCTGTGATAAAGAAAAGCGGGTAGCCTCCGGGCCATGAATATTTCTCGCGGATTGCCTGCTTTACGGCTTCAAGTTTAACCATTGTTCTAGTCTCCTCTAGTTTCTTGCTGGCGCAAGCTGGAAGGGCGTCAAGCGCCCTTCGGGTTTGCGTCAAGAGTGCGTATAGCCGTCTTGTTCAATGCCTAGCCATTGCCCCCATATGTTAATCATGAGGCAGTCATAGCCTTGCACAAAACGGCGTCTAAATTGCCTGTAGGTTGCGCTGGTTGGATTGTCGCTATTTCTTGCGCGCTGATACAGTTTAAACATTGCGGCGCGTTGTGCTTTGGTTGTTGGTGTCATTGTCCTAGTCTCCTGAGTTGCGACGCTGGCGGGCGTCGTGTGGCCGTTGGCGCACAATGGGCGGGCCGCGTGGGTCCGCCGGTTCTGCGTCAATTGCGGGCTGTCATTGCCTCCGCTATCAACTCCGCAATAAGCTGCTTCAATGGTTTGTCTTCTACTGCGGCAAGGATGCGCAACTCTTTGTGGAGTTCTTCGCTAACTGTGGTTTTAATTTCGCGGTCCATGGTTCAAGCCTCCGTTGGTGTGATGTCAAAAGTAAATTCTAGGCAGTTGCAAGCAAGGACGCCGAAGCGTTCGGCGTCGTGGCTTCTCTCAAAATATCCGTCAACGTCTTCGACGCTGATGCAATGGCAAGAGCCATATTGCCGGAAATGCCAATCAATAAAGGCGTCCAGGGGGGCCATGTCTTCGTCTTCTAGGCCGCTTTCATCGCCGTTGATTAAAGGGCAAGCCCAAAAATCTGGGAGGGTATAAGTGACGGTCTTCATTGGCGGGCCTGCTCTATTGCTTCGAGGATAAAATAAGCGCCTGCGATTAGGGCTGTGATTACGCCTGCGCCTAATGCGGAAAGCGCAAGCAATATGATGGCAAGGTCCAGTATATGTTGCATTGTATTTGTCTCCTGGTGACGCGCTGGCGGGCGCGTGATGCGTGATTGCATCATGTGGGGCGCAATGTGCGCCCCAGGTGATATAATCAAGCTGCTATGGCTACTGGTGCGGCTAGTGTAAGGCCTCTGAGGTATGACGCTGCCTTGTATGCGTCGCCCGCTGCCTTGGTGAACAATGCAGGGTTGTTCTTCAAGACTTTGTGCCAGCTTGCGATATATGCCGCGCTGTTTTCGAGCGTGGTATTATCAAAGCCGAATTCTGCGCACAAAAACGCGCTGCCAAGTTCTGCCACAAGCTCCTCGGCTGCGTATAGGCAATCACCAAACTGCTTGCCAAAGGTTCTATTCATGCGCTTTTCGTTGCCTGTCCAATGGGTCAACTCATGAAATGCGGTCGAATAGTATTCTGCAACGCCTGTGAAGGTTTCATAAGCTGGCAGGTTGATATAGTCGCCCGCTGTTGTGTAGTAGGCGCGCTGCTCGTTGTGCTTAATGGTTGCGCCTGTTGATAGCAGGAATTCGTCGGCCATTGCGTCGCGCAAGTCTGCGTTGATTGGCGCTGCCTCTTCGACGGTGAATGGCAGGTCTTCGCATTGGTCAATGTTAAAGACGGTGAAGGCTTTGGGAAACATTGGGCTCTTGCCTGTTTCCGGGTCAGGGTCTTTAACAAACCATTTGATTAAGCCTGTCCCTTTTTCGCCTTTTCTAACGTGGCCTCCGGCTGCTTTTGCCTGCTCATATGTAAGCCATTTCTGATGACGGTATGCGCTGCCAGTAATCCAAAGCATGAACACATTGCTGCCTTTGTAAGCTTTGCCTGTGGTGATGTTAATTGGCATGTCGGCGCTGCCGCCTGTCCATGGTTTGCGCCATGGGATAACGCCCTTTTCAAGCTGCTCTAAAATGCGGGCGGTTGTTTCTTCGTATAAGTCGCGCTTTGCCATTGTCGTAGTCTCCAAGTTTGCAGTCACTGGCGGGTGACGGAGACTTTTATAAATCCAACTGAGTTGGACTGTCAATAGTGTTTAGGGCATAAAACGCAATAAAAGTGAAAATAATCTATTCCAACGCTGTTGGTTAAATAAAATCAGTCTTTTGCCATGTTAATTGCGAGCTTTGTTTGATTGCAATGAGGGCAAGCTGGCGGGTTTGCGCGCATGTTTTCGCGTTCTTTGTAAGAGATTGAGCGGCAATCTTGAAAGCCGCAAGGGCAAACAAGGTAGTAATCTCTAAGAGCGGTCCATCCCCGGCGTTGCGCCTCTTTAATCTCTTTATCTGTCCATATGTCCATGTTGTCGGCCCCATTGGCTTAATAGGCTGGCAATAGTTGCGCGTTGTTCTCGCGTCTTTCCATTTGTGGCTCGCCATATTGCAAAGCTTACAAATGATGCGCGGGCGGCTGTCATGCTGGCGGGTGTGATGTTGTCTGCTTTGGCATATCGCCAAGCTGTCGCGCGATTAACGCCTAGCGCGTCGGCAAGCTCTGGAATTGTTAGGACGCCATGCGCGACAAGGTGCAGTAATGCGCGTCTATTGTGTGGGGTGTTCTTGTTGTTCTGTGCAACCATGCGTTTCAATGTCGGTGATTTGTCAAGAGAAATCGACGCACTATTGTATTCATGTAAATGCCTGTAATGATTAGTTAAACAGCCATGTGGTGCGCGGTGCGTTTTGTATTGTGGCGAATTGAGCGAGTTTCTTCGCGCGGCGGAAGTCATCTTGTCGAGCGGCGGCGCGAGCCGCGAGGCAATCAAGGTCGGTGTTACAAGTGACTGCATTGCAAGTTGAGACAAAGCCCAAAGCCGTTGCCAAAGCGCCTAAAGCTCTCATGGGGCCTCTTACAAAGCTTGCGCCTATCCATCAACTGCTCATCGAATATACTGTCCACGGCGTTCCAGAAAACAAAAAACGCCTTCTCGATTATCACTATCGGGCCGCGCCTACGGAACAACAGCCAGACCGCAAGCGCCAACTCCTGCCTAATGAGCCGCTAACATGCGATGAAGCTGCCCGCGTCCTGGG